CTTCAAAGCTCGCCTTTAATCCATCTTCAAAGGCTTTTAGACCGAATTGCAATTGGATAAGATTAAACTCTGAACGATTAATTTTAATCATTAAATCATCCCTGTGTTGAATCATTCCCTTCTGTTCATCGCTGAATGCATCTAAATCTGCCTGTGTGTACTCTTTATCAAACAGCTTATATGTCGGTTCTTTTTCTTTTTTAGACATTGTAACTCCTTTTTAGTTCCCATAATTGGGAACTGGTTTATGGTTATTGTTATGCGATGTATGCTTTTCCAGCAGTAATCGCTGAACTTGATGCGGACATACTTTCTGAACCCCAATCGTCTTTAGCGACCATGATTTCTAAGTGTTCTACATTCCTAGATACACAATCTTTTTTCTCTGCGTCATCTTCATCAGCCATAGCATCGCCTGCTATAACATCATCAATCAAAGATACACTATGACCCATTGCTAGGTAATCTTGTGCCATCTGGTCAGCTTCTCTTGCTTTTGCCATTGTTATGCTCCTTTTAGTGCTGATAATTCAGCCGTTAGTTCGTCCACTTGTGCGGACAATTCCTGTACTGCATTTACGAGTATTGGTACAAACTTACTGTACTTTAAGCCATACATCTTTTCATCATCACTTAATGTAATGGTGAGATTAGTTTTGTCATCGGCTTTATACCCATATTCTTCTTCAAGTTTCTCAACATCCTGTGCCAAGAAACCCATATCTAATTGGTCTTCTTTATGTGTTCCATCTGGTGCAACACTTTGGTCATCGGAATACTTAGACCGTTTATCCCAACGATAAGTAACGGGTTCTAGTTTATTAACAAAATCTAGACCCATTGTCATCTCTTCTACGTCTGTCTTATCACGTTTATCTGATGCAATAGTCCAATCAACTTGGATATGTGCATTGGTAATATTTTCGTCACCAAGACACATTTGATTACTGCCAGTTGTAACTTGCCCTCCGGGTGCACCAGTTCGACCAGCATTCTTACCAATCCCAGTATTATTACCACCTGTAGTGAGACTTAAAAGAGACGCATACCCAAACCCCACATTATGTGTGCCTGTTGTTACCCCCGATAATGAATCGTTTCCAACTGCTGAATTATTAGTACCACTTGTGTTGCCAGTGAGCGACTTCCACCCTATTGCTGTATTGTAGGTTCCTCCAACATTACTTTGCATATTACTAGCTCCAACTGCCGTATTTCTTTGTCCCGTAGTAAGTAGCAAGGCATTGTAACCAATTGCCACATTAGACTCAGAATTAACATTAGCTTTTAATGCCCCATAACCCAAAGCAGTATTTTGGATACCTGTAGTATTTGCTAATAAAGCATTCATACCAACTGCTACATTACCTGAAGCTGTTGTATTAGCCACTAAAGCACTTCTACCAATTGCAACATTTGAAGCGCCAGTACTATTCCAATACATAGCACTTACACCAACAGAAGTATTATCATTAGCCGTAGTATTGTTGTTTAAAGTAGCAGTACCAAATGCTGCATTACCAGCACCAGTAGTATTATATATTAAAGTATCTTTACCAAATGCCGCATTACTAGAACCACTTGTATTAGCATTTAGGGCAAATCTACCTACAGCTGTATTATCTGACGCTGTATTATACTGCAATGCCTTTGAACCAATAGCTACATTATAGTTACCTGATACGTTGTAGTTTAAAGCTTGATAACCTAAAACAGAATTCTCTGTACCCGTAGTATTTGTACTCGCAGATTGATAGCCAACAGCTACATTTTTTTGACCAGATGAACTTGATTTGAGTGATTCATATCCGATGGCTACTTGGTTGCCAACAGCACCCACCACTCCTAATGCTTTATAACCAACAGCTGTACTATTATGAGCAGTAGTTTCGTATAGAGCTTGAAATCCGACAGCCGTATTTTTAGAAGCAACTGTAATTGAACCCAATGCTTCATGCCCAACTGCAACATTTTCAACCCCTGTGCCATTGGCATACATCGCAATGTGACCTACGGCAGTGTTTTTAGTTCCTGAGTAGTTTGTTTTTAATGCACTCGTCCCAACAGCAACATTACTAGCACCAATAGTATTACCAAGCAATGCATTGTATCCAACTGCAACATTACTTGAAGCTGTAGTGTTAGTATATAAAGCATCTTTACCAAATGCAACATTACTTGCACCAGTAGTGTTAAGGAGTAAAGCATTGTGTCCAGTAGCTGTATTATTAGCACCCGATATATTATATCCTAAAGCACTCTTACCAACTGCTGTATTGTAGTGTGCTGTAGTGTTAGAGTATAAAGTACTTTCACCTACTGCTGTATTTTCAGAACCTGTAAGATTCTCATACAAGGCGTAACTACCGATTGCTGTATTAGAAGATGCGGTGGTATTCTTATATAAAGAATTTTGCCCTACCGCAATAAGATTCGAGCCTGAAGAATTAGCAAACATAGCATTCTTGCCAATGGCTGTATTTTGTGAACCACTAGTATTTCCGTATGCAGAATACGCACCGAGTGCCGTATTGAGTGTTCCCCCTGCATTATTTTGCAAAGCATGAGAACCAACTCCAGTATTACTAGTAGCAGTATTAAGAGTTAAAGATTGGTATCCAACAGCTACATTATTAGCCCCAGATATGTTAGTTTTGAGGGACTCAAAACCAGTAGCCGTATTTTCAGCACCAGTATTATTTGCTGTTAAAGCCTTATACCCAACAGCAGTATTGGAATCTGTATGATTTGCGGATAAAGCATTGTGACCTATGGCAACATTCTTGCCAGTCGTCGTATTACCCAGTAATGCCCCATTCCCAATACCTACATTTTCACTTCCAGTTGTATTACCTCGTAGTGTAGCACGACCGATAGATATATTATAGACTCCACTCGTAGTGCTATATAGTCCCTGTGACCCAACTGCCGTATTTTCAGCACCAGTAGAATATTGAAGGGCAAGGTCACCAACTGCTGTATTGTCAGAGCAAGTAGCATATGCAAGAGACTCATTCCCAACTGCTGTATTCCTTACTCCACTAACGTTATAACTTAAAGATTTATACCCTACTGCTGTGTTATCAGTAGCTGTAGTATTAGCAGTTAATGCTTTATAGCCAATAGCTGTGTTATCGCTAGCAGTAGTATTAGCGTTTAAAGCCTCATATCCAATAGCTATGTTATCAGTTCCTGTTGTGGTATTTCTTAAAGAATACACCCCAAAAGCGCTGTTCCTTAGACCAGTTGTTAACATTTGCGAACTTTTGTAACCACTGGATGTATTATCATGACCCGACTGCAAATACTGCATGCTATACCTTCCAGATGCCGTATTATAGTTGCCTGATAGATTGGTATACATTGAATAAGAGCCAATGGCAGAATTACTATGCCCAAGAGTATTAGTTTTTAAAGCATAAGAACCAACTGCTGTATTGTGGTCTGCACTTGTTTGACTAGACAAAGCCTGTGCCCCAACTGCTACATTGTATCCATAAAGACCATTAGTCTTCAGGGCTTGATACCCAATTGCTACATTATATCCAGAAGTAGTAGTATAAAGTGCCTCTTCACCTACAGCTACATTGTAAGACCCAGTATCATTGGTACTCATGGCACTTCTACCGACTGCTGTGTTATCAGAGCCAGTTGTGGTATAGAACATACTTCTCATTCCAATTGCTACATTGTTACCACCAGAAGTATTTGCTTTTAAAGATTCAGCCCCAACAGCTGTATTATCTCCACCTCCAACATTGGCATTAAGTGCGTAGCCACCAACTGCGGTGTTTCTAGTTCCTGTAGATGCATAAAGAGAGTGTGCCCCTACTGCCGTACTGATGTTTCCTGAAATATTAGTTGAAAGTGTGTGTGTTCCAATTGCAGTATTATCAACTCCCGTAGTATTAGCGTAGAGAGCGTAACGACCAAAACCTGAATTGGCAGTTCCTCCAACATTAGAATAAAGAGCATATGCTCCAACTGCGGTAGTATTGATTGCCGTATTAGACCTTAGGGCTTGATACCCAATAGCTGTATTGTCTGAACTCGTAGAATTTTGCAAGGATGCTTCCTTCCCGATAGCAACATTATTAGAACCACTAGTGTTATTATACATAGCAGACCTACCAATAGAAACATTGTAATTTCCAGATGTACTAGATGATAAAGAGTAAAAACCAAGAGCTACGTTCCCATCACCACCAGCATTCGCTGTCCCAGAACCTTCTCCATAAAAAGAATTATAATTAGCACCAGCATTCATAGAGTCACCAGCAGTCCTACCAAATACTGTATTGCCTACACCTACTCCACCATCTGCATAGGCAGTACCAAATATTGAAAGAGTCTCAGACGGATTTACAATTCCAATCCCGACCTCACCTGTTTTTAGTATTCGCATGAACTCTGTTCCACCAGAATTACCAAGCCTTTGTTTCGCCCATGCAAAAGCCGCTTCAGAACCAGAAGCATTCGCATCGGTATTAAAAAACATCCCATCATCGCAGTTGACGAAGCCATGTGTTAACCCTGATGTCCCAAGATAGATGGATGGACAATCGAAGTTGGTTCTGGGGGTAGCAGTTCCAATCCCGACCCGTGTTGTTGATAGACTTAGAGCTGAATCTGTACCAGTACCATCTTCTATATATTTAGCTGAACCATCCGCACCTAATGTGGCAGATGTAAGTTTTAATAATTGTGTATACGTTGAAGCTACTGTGCTTCCTGTTAGAGTTGCCATAATGTTATCCTATTCATAAAATTTTAACTAATATTTTCCCAATTTCGGGATTCACTTTCCCACGATGTGGTGATTAATTCCCATATGATTGCGAGTGATTCTGCAAACTCAGCTTTAGCAAATGCATTTAGAGCTAATGATATACCCAGCCTAATCATCGATTAGCCCGAATAAGCTACGGCTGAACCACTTGCTAAAGTAAAAGCAGTCCAATCGCCAAAAAGAATTAAACCTTTAGGGAATGTGTTTGATGTGTCGATTGCGTCACCGCTACCACCAGCCGTGCCAATATATGCAGACGAGCGAGGGGTGAGTGTTGTGAAGGTCGAGTCTTCTAAGAATTGAATTGCGATAATATTGCCTGTTACAGCCGTGGTTCCATCTTCAAAAAGACATCCACCTTGACCTAGACCAATATTACCAGCTTGTTTTACACTTAATTTTCCTATATCAGCCATCTTTTTTCTCCTAAGTTATGGTATCTTACCGAGCGTGACTCTCTCATGGATACCTTGGTGTGATTGGGGGCAAAAGCCCCCAACCATGTTTATTCTTTAACTACCTATGCTGGGTTGTTAAAGTTTACAATCTGACCAGCGGAATCGCCAGCAGACTGTACAAGAGATGCTCCAAATAAAACATCCACGACCAAGCTCGTCGCAAGGTAATCAATGTCGTAAGAACTTTGAACTCTTGGTGCAATTTGCATTGCGAACACAATACTATCCTTAGTAAAGATAGATGCAGTTTCATCACCAGTGCCACCATCATCATCCCAATCAACAGAAAAGAACGCTTCCATTCCCATGATTGCTCCCTGACTACCCGTGGCGTGTGCAGATGCTCTGCCAGATTCATTAGCTAGTGAAAACTCATCAAGGGCAAATAATGAATTGTATGCCTCAGGTGATGCGTATAGAAATGTGTCCGAAGTGTAATCAACACCAGCATCCATTAGTTTCTGAGTACCAGAACGTATTAGTGCGGATGTAAACACATTGTCAGCAGTAAGTGCCACATCGTTAGCAGTTGCACTTTGAATTACTAGAGCAATGTAGTTTTCAACTTTCTTTGCTAGTGCATAGCCCATGGACTTTGCATACATATTAAACATATCAGCACTTTCCTGTACCTTTACAATATCATCAATACGTTTAGCATTGTAGAAATGTTGGTCAACCGATAGGTCTGTCTTTGCATCAGTGTTGGCGGAATATGTAACTGCTGTCCCAGCGCTCTTCTCGGTAGCGGATTCTTCATCAACCCTTGGGATATGAAGTGTATCTCCACCGCTAGAAAGCATGGATGATAGGTCAGTTACTTTATTTTTTAGCGAAAACTTACGTTCCGCATAGTCTAGAATTGCATCAGACCATAGTTCGGGTATAAAATTTGCACCCGTTGTTACTGTAACGTTAGCCATTTAAATGACTCCTTTTATTTATAGGAATCTAAAATATTCTGCCAATTACTTCGCTTTGATTTAATATCCATTGATTTCCATGCATCCTTCTCCATCTTAGGGGTTACTGCCCCAATGTCATTTGGAAGATTAGGTTTCGCAATGGACAGTTCATCAACAACATTTAGCAAGTCAGCCGTATTTAGATTCTTGAATTTTTCCTGTTTAGATTCAGAAAGTTTACTCAAGGCTTCTATTCGTATTTTTCCATCAAGAGCATCATACTTTTCCTTGAATGGTCTGTACGAATCAACTTCTTTCGTGAGTTCGGCATTTAATTCTTGCCATTTCTCTTGCTTTTCAAGTTCTACCTTTTGTGCGTCTTTCTCTTTAAGTTCATAATTCTCAATCTGTTCTCGAAGAGTATTTCTCTCAACAATTACTTCATTGAGCCTTGAACGTGGTATATCATTTGATTCGGGTTTTGTCCCTTCTTCCGTTTTTACGTCTGTATCGACTGCTATTTTTTCTTCTGACATTTGTAACCTCTTTTGTGAGTGTTTTTTTGCAAAGATATTTTCCTTGCATTAATAGTACCTACAATGTAAGTTAATATACGTTCTAATGCAAGAAAAAAATTACGAATTCAAAAGAAAGTGGTTTCAGTATCTTGATTACACCCCACATCGTGGTCAACTTGCGTTGCATTTCCCAAAAAAGACTACTGCCAGATTCCATGTTTTTGTATGTGGGAGAAGATTTGGGAAGACTTGGGCATCAGCTATGGAAGCAACCTATGTAGCATCTCAACCAAATAAGAGAATATGGGTTGTTGGGATGTCGTATAAAAAAGCAAGACTAATCTTCAGGGAAATATGGCAGAGAATGGTGGTCGGTCACCCAGAAGATGTTGTTCGCTCATCGGAAAAAGATATGTACATTAAATTCAAATGGGGAACAACCGTTGAAGGAATGTCGGCTGATAACCCATCAAGTTTAGTGGGGGAAGGTCTCGACCTATTGGTAATCGATGAAGTTGCCAAGATGAATAAAAAGATTTGGGATATGTATTTATCCCCAACTGTAGCCGGAAGAAAGGGTGAAGTTATCTTCATTACCACCCCGGAAGGTCGGAATTGGATTTATGACCTTTACAAACTCGGTGAAGTAGACGAAATTTGGCATAATTATTCATCCCCATCATGGATGAATCAACATGAATTTCCATTGGGGATAGAAGACCCAGCCCTCATTGAGCGTAGGAGAAATATGTCAAGCGCTTTGTTTGGACAGGAATTTGGTGCGGAATTCTCCGTATTTGAAGGAAAGGTATGGGATTTTAATAGAGAAAAGGATACTGGTAGCTTTCCCTACGACCCCAACCTCCCAACGTATTGTTCAATCGATTTTGGGTTCAGGATGCCAGCCGTTCTATTTATTCAGACTCAATTGATAGACGGTCAGGAACATATTAGAATATTTGACTCAATTTTACACAAGAAAGATATTAAGACAGAAGACTTGATTAAGATGATTAAAACAAAGGGTTATCCTATCATTTCATATTATGGTGACCCGGCTGGTTCAAATGTTCAGGGACAGAGTGGGGCTGGTGATATGGAAATTTTTAGACGTAGTGGAATTCGTGTTATGGCAACACGGGATAGGGAGAGTAGGAATATCGTTGCGAGCGTTGCGTATACTAGGGGATTCTTTTCGAGTGCTGACAGCACACGAAGAGTCCATGTAGATTCAAAATGCCTAGATATGATAGAAGACTTTGAGGAGTATAGGTACCCCGAGAGTGAAGACGGGAAACCGATTAAAGAAGAACCCATTAAAGATGGGTATCACGACCACGGCAATGATGGCTTTAGATATTTTATAACAAATAGATTCCCAATGAAGAATAGGGAAATGAAAAGGATACAAAGATGATAGATAGTATTATTAAAAATAAATTAACTGAAACAAAGTTAATTACCGCACAAAATCGTAGAAAGGAAATAAGAAAATACTTGGATTATTATTCAGGAACATCGACTGAGCAATATATTCAGAATTTCTTTCAAGGGGATGCATTTTCTGAAATACCTCCATCCTTGACCAATTTTACAAGAAAATTCATCAATAAAATAAGTAGAATTTATACATTGGGGGCTAATCGGACAACTGGCTCGACAACCGATGTCTATAATTCCCTTATACCGACTAAAGATGTCCGCATGAAGCATTCCGAAAGGATGACACGGCTGGTCGGAACGATAGCGAATCGTGTTTATTGGGAAA